AGATAACGCACTACAGACTGCATCAACAACAACACAAGGTAATAATGCCAATCAGACAGTTCAAACAAACAATCAATTGGCGGCTCAAAATTCTTGTACCTCAAAAGTATCGTTCCCATATTTGGAAGCTGAGTTTGGTTTCCAATCAGTTGCTGGAAAAACATTTATTTATACTCCACAACAATTCTATAATGAAATTAGAAAAGTTGAACAAAGACCTGAAGTTGTTTTTGGTATATTTGTTATCTCTTGGATGTCATCAGGTATTGAAAATAAATTCAAAGGTTACGATTATAACTTTGGTAAAGTCACTTTAATGAGTGATTACGGGCCATTGGGTGATAAGTATTTCACCAACACATATACTTGTCAATCTGCAACAACCGAAAAAAATAGTAATGTAACATTACCATATGTTAGTTTTGTAAGTATTGATAAATATATCTTATTTGTAAGAGATAAGATTCTCCCAAGTATCCAAAGAATTAAGAGTGTTGGTATGATACAATACTACTTACAAAACTGGCCTTATGATAAACAAGTTACTGAGACACAAAACATTACTTTAAGTGCCTCATATGCTAAGGCGGTAGATTTACTAAACAACGTAACACCCCCAATTAAAACAATTCAATTACCTCCAAGACCTGTACCAAACCCAACAACAAACCTTGGTAATATTGTTACTGCCACACCACCTTGTCCTACACCATCAGTTTCAACTGTATTTATTCAAGGTCAAGGACCGGGTACTGGTAATATACCACCAACACCAACACCAAGTACATCAAGTCTTCCACCAATAACAACTGACGATGTTATCTTAGCAAACGCGTTAACATTAAACCAATATGACTTGTCGGTAAATTATGTGTCACAAGTAGATAACAGATTGACAGGTGTGTTAAATGTATTCTCAGGACAACTTGTAAACAGTTACCCTGTTACATTGGTTATTAATCAAGATAATTTGATACAATCTGTACCTGTTGCTAATTTTGAAATATCAGGAAACACATTATCAAACAACTCGGATGGAAGTTTTGTGTCTCAAAATAGTTGGAACGTTGCCTTGGATAGAATAACCGAAAATGGTGATTACTATGTTGATTTTGTTGCGACAGTTAGAACACCAGCAAGACTTTATAGGTTCACAACAACTTTAGGTATCTTACCACTTGATTGTCCTAATTTGGGATACAAAGCCAATGATATTGTATCGGTAAGTATATTGGATTCAATACTTAATAATTTCTGTTGTAGTTGTTATCCGAATGGAAGTGGAACTAAAATAGTTTCCTTCAATGGGGTTCAATGTAAACAGATAGGCTCAAATTGTTAATAATTTGAATATTGTTGATATTTATAATAAAAATCTCAAACTATGGATTTAAATAATAGATTAAATCAGTACCTTGGTAAACAAGCCAGAATTTCATCAAAACCTATTGGTGATGGTACCACAGAAGTATGTGACCTTGATACGGGCGATTGTTATGTTGTTCGTGAAAAAGATGGTCTTATTGAAAGAGCCGGTCATCAACATACTGCAAACCGTAAAGTTAAAGTAGAAACCCTACATGGAATAAAAAACTTATTAAATGGTTAACCGATGAATATAGATAAAAAATTACTCAAGGAAATTGAGAGACATCACAAGATTAATAGATATATTACCGAACAGGCATTACCTCCTGAAGGAGATTTACCGCCAGTACCTGGAGAAACACCTGCAGTTGCTCCTGAAGCGGCACCGGTAGACCCATCAATGCCACCACAAAAGATTGATGTTGCCACTGATACTGAAGTCACAAAAATTGATGACGAAGGTAAATCAAATGAAATGGGAGGTAACACTCAAGAGTTGGACGTAACAGACTTGGTTAAGACTCAACAAAATATTGAAAAAAAACAAGAAGAGTATTTTGGTAATCTATTTGGATATCTTGACAACCTACAATCTAAGTTAAGTGATATGGACCAATTAGTTGACAAACTTAATGCGATTGAAACTAAAATTGAAAAGTATCGTGAAAAAACCCCTCAAGAAAAACTACAATTGAGAAGTTTGGACTCAGGACCATTCACTCAAAAGTTGTCAGACTTCTTTGATGATAAAAAAGAAGACTTTGAAAAATCGGGTAAACACGAATACGTTCTAACATCAGATGAAGTTGAGGATGCGAATCCTTCGGAAATCAAATCAACTTTCAGACCTCAGGAAGAAGAAAATAAATTTAAGTTTTGATTTTTTAATATTTTTGATTATATTAAGGTTGTGGACATCCCACAACCTTTTTTTTTATTTGACTAATTAAAACTAAATTTGTAACTTTAAACTAAACTCTAACATAATATCTAAAAAACTATGACAACATCATTAGACGCAGTACTTGCACAGTACGAACAATCACAGAAAAACAGCTCAAGCGGAGAAAACCGTATGTCATCAGAAGAAAGAATGAAGAAATACTTCGCTCTTATTCTTGATGAGAAATCAAACTCAGGAACACGACGTATCCGAATCCTCCCTACCATAGATGGTAGTTCACCTTTTAAAGAGGCTTGGTACCATGAAATCCAAGTAGGTGGAAAATGGCAAAAATTTTATGACCCAGGAAAAAATGATAATGAGCGTTCACCATTGAACGAAGTATATGAAGAACTTATGTCAACAGGTAAAGAATCTGACAAAGAATTGGCTAAACAGTACAAGTCACGTAAATTCTATATTGTAAAGGTTATTGACCGTGACCACGAAGAAGACGGTGTGAAGTTTTGGAGATTCAAACACAACTACAAGAATGAAGGTATTCTTGATAAAATCATCCCTATTTGGAGAAATAAAGGTGATATTACCGACCCTGAAAAAGGACGTGACCTTATCATTGAATTGAGTAAGCAAAAGACTCCTAAAGGAGCTGCATACACTACCGTATCAACTATCATGTATGAAGACGCTGCACCTATTCATGAAGACATGAATGTATTGAAAGTGTGGGTTGAAAATGAGATGACATGGTTGGATGTTTATTCTAAGAAACCCGTTGAATATTTGGAGTCAATCGCTCGTGGTGAAGTTCCACGTTGGGATAGTGATAAAGGTGGTTATGTTTATGGTAATAATGAAGAAGGCACACAATCTTTTGGTGGATACTCAACTCCATCAACACCATCGACTCCGTCTTACTCAGACCCACAAGTTAACTCGGAACCTGACGAAGACCTACCATTCTAATTTAACTGAGCATGGACACTTACTTAGACATAGTGTCCATTCTCTTTTTTAATACACACAAAAAATAAAAACTTTGAAAGAATTTTATAATTACAACTATGGCAATTAAGAAAACCGATTTTAATTCAGTAAAGAAGAAATTCTCTACTTCAGCCAAATACAAACCCCAAAGATTTTTTGATTTAGGTCCTGACTTCTTAGATGCAGTTGGACTACCAGGTCCTGCAATTGGACACTTAAATATGTTCTTGGGTCACTCTGACACAGGTAAAACAACTGCGTTGGTTAAGGCGGCCGTTGATGCTCAAAAGAAAGGTATCCTACCTGTATTCATTATTACAGAACAAAAATGGTCTTTTGAACACGCAAAACTTATGGGTTTTGATTGTGAAGAAGTTGTTGATACTCAAACTGGTGAAGTTGATTGGGATGGATTTTACATCTTTAACAATAATTTCAACTACATTGAACAAATTACTGACTATATTAATAGTTTGTTAGACGCACAAGAAAAAGGTGAGTTAGACTATAGTTTATTATTCTTGTGGGATTCAGTTGGTTCAGTTCCTTGTAAGATGACCTTTGAAGGTAAAGGTGGTAAAATGCACAACGCTGCGGTTCTTGCTGACAAAATTGGAATGGGTATCAACCAACGTATTTCAGGTTCTCGTAAATCTGATTCAAAATATGAAAACAGTTTGGTTATTGTTAATCAACCTTGGGTTGAACTTCCTGACAATCCATTTGGACAACCAAAGATTAAAGCGAAGGGTGGCGAAGCTATTTGGTTAAACTCATCTTTGGTATTTTTATTTGGTAATCAAAAAGGTGCTGGAACAAACAAGATTACTGCAACAAAAGACAAAAGAAGTGTTAAGTTTGCAATCAGAACAAAGGTATCCGTAATGAAAAATCACATCAATGGTTTGGGTTATGAAGACGGAAAGATTATTGTGACACCACATGGTTTCTTGGCAGGTAAAGAGGCAACTGAAGAAAAAGTTTCTATTGAAAACTACAAGAAAGAGTATTCTGAATATTGGAAAGAAATCATTGGCTCTGATGGTGACTTTGTGTTGAAAGAGGAAAAAGAACCTATTGAATAAACTTTTTTGTGAAGACCCTATTAGTTGATGGAGATAATTTATTTAAAATCGGTTTCCACGGAGTCAGAGACTTTTTCGTGGAAGGCGAACACATTGGCGGGGTATTCCACTTCCTCAACACCATTCGTCGCCAGTTGGACGAAAACGAATTTGACAAAGTTATCGTCTTTTGGGATGGCAAAAACAACTCACAATCAAGACGTGAGTTATATCCTGACTACAAATTAAACCGAAGGAATGATATGACTGAAGCTAAGCTTGAGTCATATTACTTCCAAAAGTCGAGAGTTAAACAATATCTCGAAGAGTGTTTTGTTCGTCAGATTGAAATTGATGGTAATGAGTCTGATGATTTGATAGCCTATTATTGTTCGTTGGCGACAGACGAAGAAAAGGTTGTTTTTTCATCAGACCGTGACCTTTTACAAATTATTTCGGAGAATACTTCCATTTATTCTCCAATCAAGAAAATCAGTTATAATTATGGTGACAAGATAAAGTTTGGTGATGTTCACATACCTCATCAAAACGTTCTTGTTGTTAAAGTTTTTTTGGGTGACAAGTCGGATAATATTTTTGGTATTGAACGTCTTGGTGAGAAAACTTTTGTCAAATTATTTCCTGAGATTGTTGATAATGTATTAACTGTTTCCGATATTTGTAC